GAGGCGCTCAACCTGACCTGGGATCGGATTGACATGAAGCAGGGCTGGGTCCAGTTCGTGAAGACCAAGGGCTCCATGCCTCGCCGTCTGCCTGCATCTGAGGAGGTGCTCTCCATCCTCAAGGCGATGAAGGCCCGGAAGACCCAGCGCGTCTTCCCGATCCGCTACTGGACTTACCTCACCCACTACTCAGATGCGAAACACGACGCGTGCGACGCCCTGGGCCTTGGTGACACCGTGCGGAAGGAATGGGTCATCCACACCCTTCGGCACACCCGGATCACCGAGCTGGCCAGCCAGGGCCACCAGGCACCGGCCATCCAGCAGTGGGCGGGGCACAAGTGCCTTGCAGTAACCCAGCGCTACATCCACGGCGCGGGCATCAATCTGCAACCAATGGTCAACTGTTGAACGGTGTCTAATGCGTGAGAATTGGTTGCAACCAGAGCAACCAGAAATGCAACCAAGCAACCAAGCTTGATTTGAAAAACCCTGTCCTGGCCTAGGATCTGACCCCGCGGGAGCATGGCGGAATTGGTAGACGCAGCGGACTTAAAATCCGTGTGAAGATTGCCACCGCTCAAGAACCCAGGCCAGAACAGGGATTCCCACTGAGATCCCTGAGAATGTCCGAACAACAGTCAAACGCTGTCAAGCAACCACTGCAACCACAGCTAGAGCTGGAGGAGTGGTGCAGATCTACGAGTGCAAGCCGCGTCCTGAGGGATGGATGGCAGAAGGGAGCAAGTGGAACAATCGTCCAACGGTTGGCATCTCTTTATCTCGAAAAAGTCCTGGAGATCTATGACAAATCGAAGCTCTCTCCTGGCCGGCAACATCACATTTGGGCATTGATGCACAGCCGTGAGGCTGTCCGGCATGTTGCCCTGGAAAGCCTCACTTACCTGCTCGGTAACCTCAACGACGAGCGCCCTTACAACCAGATTTGCGGGATTATCGGGAAACGGGCTGAGTACGTCCTCTGGCTGACGCATCCCTCATGGGGCCGCGGCCTTCATCTGCAGGGCTTGCGGCTGGCCAGCAACAACGACCTCTCGATGGGGCTGATCCGCAAGCGGCTCCGTGACAAGGGATTCCGCAAGGCCGCGGCCTACCGGGAGCTCAAGCACGTTGAACGTGCTGCCCTGGGCGCTTTCTTTGTCGAGTGCGTGGCCATGAGCACCCAGATGCTGGAGGTGTTCGTGCAGGTGAAGCACCGTCGCAAGACCCGGATGGTCCGCTACACCCCGCTGTACTGGAACTTCTTGAAGCGCTGGAGGGAGGCGGCCACCCTGTTCCGGCCGCTGTACATGCCAATGATCCAGCCGCCGCGGCCATGGCCTGGCCACACCGGTGGCGGATACCTGAGCATCGGCTCAACCGTGTCCACGGTCGGGTGGGAGCGCTGGCCTGAGGTCAGCAAGCGGATGCTGCCCTGCGTGCTGGACAGCATCAACCTGCTGCAGGCGCAGGCCTACGAGCTGGACCATGCGCAGGCGGCGTTGGCCGAAGCGTGCTGGAACCTGGGCCACGAGATGGGGAGTCTGCCCAAGCGTGAGCGGGTGGCTGAACCCGTCGATGCTGAGTTCAAGGAGCAGGGCCTAGGTCCTTCTGCCTACTGGAAGGCGGTGTGGAAGTGGAAGAGTGACCAGCGCAAGGACGGCCAGCGTTCCCGCTTCATCAATGCACTGATTGCATACCGCCGGCTGGAGGAGGCGCCTGCGATCTGGTTCGTCTGGCACATGGATCACCGCGGCCGGCTGTACAGCAGGGGCGCCCAGCTCAACATCCAGGGTCCTGACCACCTGCGGAGCATGACCCACTTCCACGAGCGCAGCCCGATCAGGGGTCACGAGAAGGCTTTTGCTTGGAGCCTTGGCGAAGCCCTCGGTACGCCACCGCATCCGGCAGACAGGCTGGGCTACCTGGAGCTCATGTCCACGGTGGTGGGCCGGGTGGGCGGCGATCCGCTGGGCAACATCGGCTATTGGGAGCGGGCCAAGGAGCCGTGGCGGCTCATCCAGCTCTGCCGGGACTGGCATCAATACCTAGAGGACCCCGGCTACTGCAGCGGGACAATCCACTGGCTGGATCAGACCTGCTCAGGCTGGGGGCATGTGGCCTGCCTGACTGGTGACGGCACGCTGGCCCAGTACACCAACGTGATCGGGACCAAGCCGGCCGACCTGTACCTAGGCATCGGGAAGCTGGTCAACACTCGGATCCGTTGGCAGTGCGAGCAGGAGCACCCGGAGCGAAAGCAAAAGGCCTTTGAGTGGTGGCGCAACCACCAGATCCCCAGGTCACTGTGGAAGAAGGTGCTGATGCCCGTGATCTATGGGCGCAGCTACTTGAGCTTGGCCGAGGAGATCAAGATGTACCTGCGAGATGAGGTCGGGGACTTCCTCACCGATGAAGGGCTGCGGGTGTTGGACCTGGCTCTGACCCTGGCCACCACCGTGAACAACGTGGTCAATGAGGCCTTGCCTCATGTGAAAGACCTGAGCCGGTGGCTGGTGACGCTGAGCAACCTGCAGATTGATGCAGGCTTGCGCCCCTACTGGTTCACGCCCAACGGACTGGCGATTGAGTGCTACCAGTCGGCAACCAAACGGGACAACATCGAGTTGAACCTGGCCAAGCGGACGATCAGGGTCAGCCTCAACGACAGCACTGGTTGCAAGCCAGACAAGCGCAAGACGGCCCGCAAGTTGGTGCCTGATTTCATCCACAGCATGGACGCTGCGTACCTGCAGCGGTTTGTTGCGCACTGGGGAACGTACAACCATCCGATTGCAACGATCCATGACTGTTTCGGTACAACGCTGGAGCACGTAGAGACGTTGCGCTCGGAGCTGAACGATCAGTGGCATCGGTTCTACTCAGTGGACCACCTGCGTAAACACAAGGAGATGGTTGAGGTTCTGCTTGGGGCGGAAGTCCCTGACCCACCGATGGTGGGCACGCTGGACCGCAGCCGCATCGGCGAGAACCGCTACTTGTTTGGCTGACGCATTGTTGACACCATTCAACATTGCCTCTATCATCTTGCTCAGCGGGCATCAGTAGCTGCGCCAAGGCGCTGCTGTGTAAGACCCGCCCATCCACGTCTCATCAGGAGTAATTCGTGCCCAAGTTTGTGTCTCCCATCGGAGCCATGGTGTTCGGCAGCATTGTCGAACCACGCGAGAACCCCAACAGTGGCAAGGTCGAGTGGAATCTCGGCTTTGTCCTCAGTCTGGAGGACTCCAACAGCATCATGGAGAACATGGCCGCCGCTGTCGCAGCCAAGCGTGCGGCCAATCCCAAGTTCCCTCAGACCGACGACAAGCTGAAGTTCCCCTACCGCCCCTCACAGCGCCGCAACGAGGAAGGCGAGAAGGAAATGGACCCCGACAACCTGCTCTGGAACTTCAAGCGCAATGCCAACTACCAGACCAAGACCGGGGAGATCAAGCAGAACACTCCCCCTGCCCTGTACGACAGCCTCGGCCGCCTAGTCACCGGCACTATTGACCGCGTGCCTTCTGGCACCACGGGCAAGGTGGTCTACGACATCTACGTGTACGACATGCCCGGCGCCAAGGGCGTGTCACTGCAGATCGTGGGCTTTCAGATCGCAGAGATGAAGAAGATCGAGACCGACCTGGCCCCGATTGAAGGCGGCTGGGTGCCGGATGAGATCGACGACATTGCCGCCGCTCTGGCTGGCGATGCTTGACCGGTACAACCGGCGAGTACGAAGCAAGAGCGACAAGGAGCGTCGCTCCAAGCTTGAGGACGAGGTGGAGCAAGCCCTGATCAATCAGGGCTACTCGCCTCAGTACGAGAGCGAAAGATTCTCCTACGTCTTGCACCGCAAGTACCGCCCCGACTTCAAGGTGGGCAACGTGTACGTGGAGGTGAAGGGTTGGTGGCCACCGGCTGAACGATCCAAGTTCCTGGCGGTGATCTTGAACAACCCTGGCCTGCCGATCTTTGTGGCGTTGCAGCGTCCGTCGTTGACGCTCAACAAGCAAAGCAAAACCACCTATGCAGAGTGGTGCTCAAAGCACGGCATTGCTTGGTGTCCCATCCCCATCCCACCTGACTTCATGAAGCAATGGCAAGAGGGAGCGCGACCCACATTCCATGTCCCAACGAAGAATGTGGAAGCTCGGACGCAGCGACCGAGTACCCAGACGGTTCTATTTACTGCTTCTCCTGTCAACAGCGATTCACCCCTGATGGACAACCTTGGAAACAGTCAATGAACGCGACCGCAAAGCGGGCCTTCTCCGGCCTGCCACGCACTGATTCAGTTACCGCCAAAGCCAGCCTGCTGGTTGGCAAAGCTGCAGGCATCCCGGCACGCAAGATCACTGAGCGGACCTGCCGCCTGTTTGGCTATGACGCTGCCACCTACCGGGGGCAGCAAGCACAGATCGCCAACTACCGGGACGAGAACGGGCTCACCGTCGCTCAGCACATCCGGTACGGCGAGAAGCAGTTTGCCTGGCTCGGCCGGGAGAAGGGCCTGAAGATCCAGCTCTTTGGCCAGCACCTCGGCACCGATGGCACCCTCATCCTCACCGAGGGGGAGATCGATGCCATGTCCGTCTACGAGTGCTTGTACAAGCACCGTCACCAGAACAAGTTTGTTGTTGCCTCAATTCCCGATGGAGCAGCCTCGGCCAAAAAGTCATGCACTGATCAGCTCAGTTACATCCTGGGTTTCAGGCGGGTCGTCGTCTTCATGGACACAGACGAGCCCGGCCGCAAGGCTGCTGCTGATCTGGCTGCACTTATTGGCCCTACTGCTGCTATCGCAGGAGGGTTCCCTTACAAGGACGCCAACGAGGCCTGGCTGGCGGATGACTACAACGCCATCCTTGAAGCCATCAACAACGCCAGACGCCACCGGCCGGAGGCGATTGTCCACGCACCCGATCTCCTTGAGAAAGTCCTCAAGCCTGAGCACCGCTTTGGCTTGCCATACCCCTGGGCCGGGTGGAACCGGATGACCGAGGGCATGAAGCCGGGGCAGCTGGTGATGGTGTCCGGCGGCACCGGGATCGGGAAGAGCCTGTTCACCCGCAGCATCGCCTTGCATCTCTGCCGAGATCACAAGGTCAAGGTTGCCTACATCGGCCTTGAGGAAAGCTGCGAGACCAGCCTGGAGCGGATGCTCTCTGAACAAATGGGTGTCCCTCTTCACCTGGACAAGCCAGAGGAGCGGGCGGCTCGGGAGCCAGGGACCATCCGATCAGCGATGGACACTTTTGCCAACAACCTGTTCCTGCTCGACAAGTTTGGCAGTGACGACTTCGACTCTTTTGTTGCCACCGTTAAACATTATGTCCTTGGAGAGCAATGCCAAGTTGTTGTCCTTGATCACTTCTCCCTCCTCGCGGATGGCATTGCCCTCAATGCTGATCAGCGTCGCGCTATTGATCGTTGCATCAAGGATCTCAAGACGCTCTGCGTTGAACTCAACTTCACGATGGTCGTCGTCTGCCACCTTTCTCGCTCGGGTGGCATTGGTCCTTCGCACGAAGAAGGTGGAGAACCGTCGCTTGCCGAACTACGAGGATCTCATTCCCTAGCCCAGATCCCAGACTTCGTTGTGATGTTGCAGCGTAATCCCCGCGCTGAGAACAAAGAGGAGGCCAACACCACTACCTGTTGGTTGAAGAAAAACCGGGTCAAGGGTGAGCTTGGCCCCATGTGCAGGCTCAAGTACCTGAACAGCTTCTGTCGATTCCAGGAGATCGATGCGTAGCTCCATCGTCAGCGCGGAGGGGTACAACCCAATCAACCGCGGCCGCACTTTTTCCGATGACCCAAAGCACCCCCTATGGAAGATCCAAGTCGAGTTCCCGACAGCCAAACCGATGGTGGAGTTGATCAAAGCCCCGACCAAAGCGGCGGCGATCCAGTACGCCAAGACCAAGTACCCGGAGTCCGAGATCTCCTTGCTTATGGCTACTCCTGTGCGCCGCTAGACCCAGACACTGAGTACCGAATCTGGGGCTCATGCATCAACACGATGTGTGACCTTGCCATTGAGAACTTTAACAACGCACCCAATCCTGATCATGCCCAAACGTCGTTCGCCAAAGCCTTCTGGAACGGTTACGGAGTCGCAGCCGGAATCCTTAGAAACACCATTAGGAGCTATCCCGTTAATCCAAAGGTGCAATGACGCTTATTGGTTTCCTGATTCGCGGTATGCGCTATCTGATTCGGTGCGCATGGCGGCAGCCCTCAAGGTCATTGCCGACGAGGTTGATCAATGGTCAACCGAGTGCCAGGAGAAGGGAGCGGAGCTCGTTGCCCTTGCTCTACATGGGGTGGCGGAACGGCTCAGAGATGCAACAAATGTCTAGTTCCTCTCCGATGGCTGTGGAAGAGAGCTGGCTTAGCGACACCGTTCATGCACAGCACATCATCCGAGATGGGGTGAGTGACCTGTACATCGGTGGTGTTGGCAACCAGTCGATTGTTTTCTACAGCCTGCATGACCTTTCTCAATGGTTCATCGAGCATGGAATTGATGCCGATGATCCTGTCTGGATGTACTTAGAACACCTTTCCAACGAAGGAGCTGGCTGATGGGACTAACTGCTACAGGACCTGACTGCCCCTCATGCGGGGCCTGGATCACCAAGGTCATCCTTACCAAGGCTGACACCACATGCGAAGAGTTGATCAGGCGTCGCCACTGCCACTATTGCGATCACCGCTTCTACACCAGGCAGTTGCGAGAGGAGGTTGTTGACGTGAAATGGGTGTCTGGCGCCAACGGGAAAACAACCATCCCCAAGGTGATCAAGGTGTACGACACACCCCGTAAAGGGAGGGCCGCAAAGTGAGGATTCTCCTCGACTCAGACATGCTGCTGTTCCGCGCTGCAGCAGCCAGCGAGGTGGAGGTGCAGCTGGGTGACGACGTGTGGACCCGGCACAGCGAGCTGCCCCAAGCCAGGGAGATGTACTGGCAGCAGGTCGAGGCCTGGTGCTCACAGTTCGAGATCACCCTCGACGATGTGTGGCACTGCTTCACCGAGGCCAGCGCCTTCCGCAAGGAGATCTACCCCGGCTACAAAGCCAACCGCAAAGGCAAGCCCAAGCCCATTGGCTACAAGCAACTGAAGGTGGAGGTCATGGGGGAGCCGACAGCGTTCTGCTTCCACCAGATCGAGGCGGACGACCTGATCGGTATCTTCGCCACCATGCCGGAGGCGCAGGATGACCCTGTTGTCATCGCGGCACGCGACAAAGACCTAATGCAAATCCCTGGCATCCACATCTGGATGGACGAGGGGCAAGACGTGGAGGATCAAGATGGACTTGTGGTTCAACGCGTCAATGGCAACGTCATCCAGACCAACACGCCAGAACACGCCGAACGCTTCACGTACCAGCAGTACCTATCGGGCGACTCGACCGATGGAATCCCAGGATGCCCTGGCCTGGGGCCTGTTGGAGCAGCGCGTCTCGTCAAAGAGCTCGACATCTCACGACCTCTGGATTGCTGGGAAGCGGTTGTTCGGGCGTATGAGAAGGCACAGAGCAAGAAAAAGCTTGATCTACACAACGCATCCGACTACGCCACGCAGCAAGCGCGACTAGCTCGCGTCTTGCGCCATGGCGAATATGACTTCAGCAACCACACGGTCAAGCTATGGAATCCCCCGACACGCTGAAGCGCATCATTGCCAGGCATCTGAATGATGAGCTGGTGGATGCGCTTGATCAGTTGTTCCCTGAAAGAACTCCTGAGCTAAATGACTCTGTTGATCAGATTCGGTACGCTTCTGGTCAGAGATCTGTCATTCGCTTTCTAAGGGGGCTCACTGATGACTAGAGGGCGCATTGAATACAACCGCAAAGGTGGTGGATCCAGAGCTTCATCCGGTGGTGGCGGTGGCGGTGGTGGCGGGAAGCCAACTCAAACCAACGCCGGGCCAAACCCGATGGGTGCATCTAGGGCTTCGGCCACAGTTGCATCAGTAGCTGCTGCGGGCAACGTTCTCTCCAAGAGCGAAGCCGCAAGCATCGCCAAGGCCCAGGACAAGACCGTGGCCCAGGTCATGGCCAAGGCTCAAGACAAAGGGGTTGCCCTTGGGTCTGGCCTGGTCAACCAGTTCAACAGCGGGAAGGCTGGCCCCAATCTCAGCAACCTCAACACCAGCATTGGCAACACCCCTATTCCCATTGGGGTCAACGACAGGACAGCCCAAGCGCTAACTCAACTGCAGGCACTGCAAGGCTTGCGGATGAATCCCGGCACTGCCTATGCCGGCTACAGCACCACCACCACGCCGGCACGCGATACGAGCACAGTCAACGGAGGTGGCACCTATACGCCAGCCAGTACCACCTACAACCCCATCGTCCTGCCACGCAACACCGCTATTGGCGGCGTGAGTGGCGGGGCCGGTGGTGCAACCGCGGGTGGCGGAATGGGCGGTGGCGGCGCAGGCGGCGGTGGTGGCCAAGGTGGTGGCGGTGGTGGCAGACAGGGCACCCAGGGCTACATCGATAGGCAGTTCGATGCCTACAAGGATTGGGCTCAAACCACCATCGACACGTTGACCTCTGGGCAGGGAATCCTCGCCCAGCAGATCACAGACCTCCAAACAAGGAATGATCAAAACGTTGCCGACATCATGGCGACGTTCAGTGATCAGCTTGCTGCAACTCAAAGCTCAGCTGATGAGCAGATCGCTGGGTTGCAGGGCTTGATGATGCAGCAGGAACAGCAGTTCCAGCAGGCCAATCAAATGCAGCAGCAACAGGCAGCTGCCGCGCAATCCGCCTACGAGGAGCAGCGCCGGCAAGCCGAGGCTCTGGCTCGGGCCTATGTCCCGAACATGGAGCCCACCGCTTCCAACCTCACCTACGGCAGCAACAGGAAACAGGAGGACACCAACCTGCTGTCCAGCCTCACCATGCTCTCGCCAGCTAGCTCCGTTTCGCCTTACCTCGCCGGTCTGCAAATCGCATGAACAACACTGCTCAATCACGGTGGAAGGATCTTGAGCCGTACCGGAGTCTCTACCTCCGGCGTGCGATTGATGCCAGCAAGCTGACCATCCCAACGCTGATCCCTGAATCAGATCAGAACGACAGCTGGGCTGGCAGCCGGTACAACAGCATCCCCAGCCTGTACCAAGGGGCGGGCGCCAGGGGCGTCAGCAGTCTCAGCGCCAAGCTGCTTCTTGCGCTCATGCCTCCGAGTCAACCCTTCTTTCGGTTGACCATCGACAAGGGAAAGGTCCAGCAGTATCTGGAGCAGCGCGGCGGGCAAGAGGAGCAACTGCTCAGCCAGTTGGACCAGGCTCTGTCTGATCTGGAACGACAGGTGCTGCGTCGCCTTGATCAACTCCAGGCACGCTCTGCCCTGTTCGAGGCCGTCAAGCACCTGATCGTTGGCGGCAACGCCCTGCTGTACATCGGCGCCGAGTCGATTCGCATGTACACCCTGCGCTCCTTCTGCGTTGATCGTGACCCCGAGGGGAACGTCACCGAGATCGTTGTGCGTGAGCAGGTGGCCGAGCGCTACATGCCAAGGCGTGAGCCCAGGGAGCCTGGCGAAAGCAAGGAAGAGAGCGATGACCGGGAGGACGTGTACACCCACATCAACATCGATCCACAGCGTGATCGGGTTGAGTGGTATCAGGAGTACGACGGCGAGAAGCTGGCCGGCACCGCTGGTTTCAGCTCTATCGAGACCAGCCCCTGGGTGGTCCTCAGGCTCCGAAAGGTGGCCGGAGAGAGCTATGGGCGGGGCTTGGTCGAGGAGGTGCTGGGTGATCTTCAGAGCTTGGAGTCGCTGAGTAAGGCGGTGGTCCAGGGTGCGCTGATCAGCGCCAAGGCGTTGTTCCTGGTCAATCCCAATGGCACCACCAGGGCCGATGTGCTGGCCCGAGCTGAGAACGGAGCCATCGTTGCTGGCAACGCTGCTGACGTGGAAGCGCTGCAGGTGCAGAAGTCATCCGACATGTCGGTTGCCCTGCAGGCTATGCAGTTGCTGGAGCGCAGGCTGAGCTACACGTTCCTTGCTGATGAGGCAATCCAACGTGACGCGGAGCGCGTGACTGCCGAAGAGATCAGGCTGATGGCCGAGTCTTTGGAACGTGGTCTCGCCGGGGTTTACTCCATGCTCAGCGCAGAACTGCAGCTGCCCTTGATCCGCAGGGTGATGCACCTAATGGAGCGAGAGGGAGACATCCCTCCGGTGCCTAAGGGATTGGTCGAGCCTCAAGTGACTACCGGCCTTGAGGCGATTGGCCGCGGCAATGACAAGCAGCGACTGACCACCTTCCTGCAGACAGTTGCGGCATCGATTGGCCCTGAGCAGTTCCTGCAGTACATCAACCCCAGTGAGTTGATCCGTCGTTTCGCTGCGGCGGACGGCATTGACACTGCTGGCCTGGTGAAGAATGACCAGGAACTACAGGCTGAGCAAGCACAACAACAGCAGGCTATGTTGGCACAACAACTCGCACAAGGAGCGATCCAGAGTGGAGCAACGGCGACGCCGCAACCCAGCGGAGGAACAACTGTCGGAGCTGATCAAGGAGCAGTCGCAGTCTGAAGCTCCAACTCCAAGTGACAAAACCTTGACACCAGGCAAGGGGATGCACGTGCAGCCCCTGCCTGATGGCGGTCACATGATCATCCAGGATGGTTTCAATGTCTGAGGTTGCATTCACGGGTGACTCCGGCAGCCCCTCCGAACAGAGCGCTGTTGCCGAAGAGTCAGCCAAGGTTGAAGCCGCAAGGGCCGAGCTATACGACGAGCAGGCTGGAGCGCAAGGGCAAGGGCTGATTCTGGGGAAATACCAGTCAGTCGATGATCTTGCCCAGGCGTATCAGAACCTGCAGAGGGAGTACAGCCGCGTCAAGAATGGACAGCAGCCAGGTGATCCCGCACCCCAGCAGCAAGAGGCTGATCAGTACGACGGAGACGACAGCGGCTCCGAGGATGGTGCTGATCAAGGGGGGATTGACCCAGCCACCGCCGCCGCCATCCGCACCTCAGTCCTTGAGCAGGCCGGCGGCGAGGCTGAGTATCAACGCCTATCCGCTTGGGCTGTAAACAATCTGCCGCCTGAGCGGACGGAAGCGTACAACACTGCGCTTGCCTCCGGGGATCAGGCTGCAATCATCAACAGTCTCAAGGGCCTGCAGTACGACTACATGATGCAGAACGGGTACGAACCCAAGTTGACCGGGGGACGTGCTCCTGCGAATGAAGTACGTGGCTACAGCTCTCGTTACCAAGTGACAGAGGCAATGGCCGACCCGCGTTATGAAAAGGACTCTGGGTATCGACAAGAGGTGGAGCGGCGTATAGCTGCATCACCAGATTCCATTTTCGGATTCCAGCGTTAGGGGCTATAAATGGAGCAGATCAACCAACCAAGTGATCTGCTCCTGGGCCGGTGCGCCGACACCCCAGAGACGCGACGTTGGTGAAGGCGAGACGCCTCAGTGGTTAATCAACCGCACACCTTCCATCAGCTAGGAGCAACATCATGCCCGCACCTGACGCAACACTTTCACGGCCTGGTGCCATTAACAACACCACGGGCACGTGGACACAAGACAACGCACTTTTCCTGAAGGTCTTTTCAGGAGAGGTTCTGACCAGCTTCGAGCGGAACTGCATCTTTGATGGCCTGGTGCAAACCCGGACCATCCAAAACGGCAAAAGCGCCCAGTTCCCCGTGACCGGTCGCTTCAAGTCTCGGTACATGACCCCCGGTGAAATGCTCACCGGTCAGGGCAACATGGCCCAGAACGAAGTGGTGATCAAGATTGATGATCTGCTGATTGCAGATGCTTCGATCTTTGACCTCGACGAGGCCAAGAATCACTACGACATTCGCTCGATCTACTCGGTTGAGCTGGGACGGGCCATGGCCCGGAGCTATGACAAGCGCCTGGCTCGCGTGTTGACCCTGGCTGCTCGCACCAGCACCAGCGACCTCACCGCCAACCTGCCCTCGGGTCTGTCCCCTGACGATCCGTACCGCGTCGGCACCCGCATCAACATCAACAAGGCCACTCCTACCCCGGATGACCTTGTTGCTTCGGTGTTTGCCGCTGCTCAGGCCCTGGATCAGAAGGACATCCCTGCTGATGGCCGCGTCCTGGTCTGCTCGCCCGACGTTTACTACACGCTGATCCAGTCCAGCCGTGCTGTGAACTTCGACTTCAACCAGCCTGGCGCCAACGGCAGCTATGCCACTGGCCAAATCTCCAAGCTGGCTGGCTTCAACATCCTGAGCAGCAACCACATCCAGCAAGGCAACGTCACTGCTCCCACCGGCGAGCAGGGCTATACCTTCGGTGGCGTGGACACCGTGCTGTCTTCCGTGAACATGAGCACCACCAAGATGCTCGCGTTCCAGAAGGGTGCAGTTGGTGTCGTGAAGCTGCGTGATCTGACCATGCAGATGACCGGCAATGACTACAACGTGACTCACCAGGCCACCCTGATGGTGTCCAAGATGGCTTATGGCGCAGGTCCCCTGCGTCCTGAAGCTGTGGTTGAAATCCACAACGGTTGAGTTCGGTCAAGTTGTTGGCAGGATGGGGGCAGCGATGCCCCCTTTTTTCATGGCAACGACAATCACCACAATCAATCCACCCAGCACAGTCACTGCACTGGATTGGAACTGGCAAAATCAACAGTCCATTGATCCTCTCGGCCCCCAGGCTGTAGTGACCCTGGCTTCCGGCTTGGCTACCGGCACCCGCGCCGATGGTTCCGCGACCACCGCCCAGGTGTATCGAGTGACTGGTGTGAATGGCATTGTTGGCCCCGGCGGCTGGCAAGCAAACGGTGGCGTTCCCGGCGCAGCCGTGACCGCTAGCGCAGTTGCCGTGATCAACAACGGCACCAGTGGCGCCACCAACAAGACAGCAGCTGCGACCACCGGCGGCAGCGGCAGTGGTCTGACCGTGAACCTGACTGCCAGCAGCGGTGTGTTTGCCTCTGCTGCCGTGAATGCTGCAGGTACTGGCTACCGATCTGGCGATGTGGTGCGTGTCACCTCCACGGTGGCTGGCACTGCCGATGACGTACTGCTGCGAGTGAGCTGATGACTGAACTGGAGGCGATCAACACGCTGCTGTCCGTCATCGGGGAGGCGCCCATTGATCGCCTCAGTGACATCAGCGTCAACGAGATCACGGATAGCGCCCTAGCCCGCAAGGTGCTGGGTGAAGTTGAACGTGATGTCCAGGCGGAGGGCTGGTCGTGGAACACCGACAGCGATGTGCCGCTGCAGATGAACTCAACCAATGAGTTCCCCATCAGCAGCAGCGCGTTGTCGGTCCAGTTCTCACCAGCCCGTTACCCCAACATGCAGTTCGTGGCACGGGGCAACCGTGTGTACGACAGGCTGCAACGCAAGTTTGATTTTGGGGTGACGGGCATGTCACCGCTGTATGTGGACCGGATCGTCACCAGGCTGACCTGGGATGAACTGCCACATGCAGCGCAGCAGTACATCACGATCCGAGCCGCCCGGATCTATGCAGACCGCTACCTGAACAGCAACGCCATCTACGCGTACACCGTCCAAGACGAGGAGTACGCCCGCGCCATGTTGATCAGGGATGAGGAGCGGCAGCTGAACAACAACCTGCTTTGGGGCAATGACCGGGGAGCTGGTCAGGGCCTTGGCTACATCCCTGCTGAGGGTGTCAACTACCGGAGAGTCTGATGCGTTCCAAGTCTCGGCTGACCCCTCGACGCGAGGTGGCAGCAAGCCTGGTGCAGGCCAACGTTGATTCGTTGACCCAGGGCATCAGCCAGCAGCCTGCTCACTTGCGCCAGGTGGGTCAGGCCGAGAAGCAGGTGAACGCCTGGAGCTCTCCGGTTGAAGGCCTGACCAAGCGCAGGCCGACCAAGTACGTGGCCAGGGTCAACTCCAGCCCGGTCACGGACTTCTTCATGGAGTTCATGCAGGTGGTCTCAGGGGAGACCTACAGCTTGATGCTGTACCCCAGCGGTGCAGGCATGAGGCTGCAGTTAATGAACAACGGTGCAGCTCCTGCGCTGGACGTTCATGGCACCGGGCTGAGTGTGTCTGCCTCGCCTGGCGCTATCGACGTTGCCAACACGGGCTATCTCTACAACGCCGGCTCCGAGTTCAGTGACAAGTACGCCTTCATCAACAGTGGCCCACTGGGCCTGCTGTTGAACAGGGAGAAGGTGACGGCGATGGACGGCGCCACCAAGGCAGCCAAGGTCAACGAGGCCATGCTGTTCATCCAAGGCGTCGCCTATGAGATCACCTACCGGGTGACGCTGAACGGCACGGCTTTGACGGCGTACACCACACCGGCAGCTACGGCGACGCCGAACACGATCAGCACCACGTTGGTTGCCAACAACCTGGCTAGCACCATCGGGGCCGTGAGCGGATTCACCGTGACCCAGGTGGGCCCGATTGTCTACGTGAAG